GAGTAACAACATGGCTACAAGTACTTATCTTTCAAATTTATCAGCCCTTACCGTTAATGCGGTTTCGTTGGTGGATCAATGCACAGGCATTGTGTTCACACAACTAAGGGAGAGTCTGGATAAAACTACGCTGGCGGATACAGGCCGAACCTTCACGGGCGGTTTGTACAATAACGAATGCACAATGACACTTTTCCAATCGTATGCCGCAAGTGAGACTTACCAAACTTTGGCATCAATCGTTGGCACACAAACAACAGTTGTTGCAACTGTCATTGAAGGCGCTGTGACGAAGGTATTTACTTTGGCAAATTGTTACCTGGAGTCAATGCCAGTTATTAATGGCGCGCTTGGTGAGTTGTCAACCGTAGATTTGACTTTCACGGGTGGAGCGCTAAGCGTAAGTTGATCACGGCCATCACTTGGCCCGACACAAGGAGAACCTAAGTGAAACTAAAATTAAAAATAACGCCATCGCCAGGTGATGAACCTGTCACAATCACAACCAATTTGTTGTGCATTGCTGAATGGGAGAAGGCAGAAAATCGCAAAGTTTCAGACGGCCGAGGAATCGGAATCATGGACATGGTTTTTTGGGCGCATTTTATGTTGAAGCGATCAAACTACAAAATGGAAGCAACACCAAAATTGTGGCTTGAAGCAAACCCCGACATGGAAATTGAAACGGTGGACATGACAAACCCAAACCCTACGGGCGGGGAACTTACCGAAAACAACTAGCGGAATTGCTGGTTTCAGTAGGGTGGTGGCCACCGCACATAGAGTTTGACACACGCGATCTTTCCACAGTTATTAGCGTGCTTAATGAGCAAGGGAAAGAAAGGCGGCAAAGATGACCACAGCATCTATCAAGGTTTATGGCGTAAAGGCCGCCCTTAAAGAACTGAACAAACTAAATCCTAAATTGCGCCGAGAATACACAAAGCGCTACAAAGATATTGTTAAGCCAGTAATCCAGCAAGCCAAAGTTGCTTTTCCTAAGAGCGCCCCACTTTCAGGTATGGCAAGAGCGCACACACGCTTAGGCGGCTGGGATGGCGGATTAGTTGCAAAAGGCGTTGTTGCAAAGATTGACACACGCAAAGGCAAAAGCGATAATGTCGGCGCATTTTTTATTGTGCAAAAAACAGGTTGGGGATCAATCTATGACATGGCTGGGCGAACAAATAAAGAATCTACTTTCGTTCAAAACTTGATTAAAAGCGGAGAAGGCAACGCATCGCGCGTTATGTGGCCAGCCTACGAAGGCAATGCCAGGCTAATTCAATTGGCTGTGCTTGACTTGGTCAACGATGTAATGGAAGACACGAACAGAAAATTGATAACTGATGGCAATTAGAATCCCCATAATTTCGGAATTTAACCCGAAAGGAATCGCCCAGGCCAAGGCGGAATTTGCGACCTTAGAAGGCGCAGGATCCAAAAGCATGTTCCTTTTGCAAAAAGCAATTTTGCCAGCCGCCGCCGCCATTGGCACATTCACTTCCGTTATTGCGCCAGCAATTAAAGCCGCATCAGACTTTGAAGAATCAGCCGCAAAAGTTGATGTGATCTTTGGACAAGCATCAAAAAGCGTCAAAGACTTTGCCAGCACCGCCGCTGTATCTTTGGGGCAATCCAAACAAGATGTGCTAAACGCCGCTGGCGTGTTCGGTACTTTTGGTAAAGCGGCAGGGTTAGCAGGCGAAGACCTAGGGCTCTGTACAACCGACTTTGTGACCCTAGCAACCGACCTAGCATCTTTTAACAACAGCACCCCCGAGGAAGCCGTCATGGCTCTTGGGGCGGCCTTGCGCGGCGAATCCGAGCCTTTGCGCCGTTACGGAATTTTACTTGATGACGCAACCCTAAAAGCCGAAGCAACAAGGCTTGGCATTTACAAAGGCAATAAAGCGCTTACATCGCAACAAAAGATTTTGGCAGCACAATCAGCCATTTACAAACAATCGGGTGACGCACAGGGAGACTTTGCGCGTACCTCTGACGGATTAGCAAATAGCCAACGCACACTTACCGCGCTGTTTAAAAACCTACAAATTGAACTAGGACAAAAATTACTTCCAGTTACAACTGATTTTGTTAATGCACTGATTGACATAAAAGGCGCTTTGGACGATATTCCAGAACCAGCAAAAACGGCTACCCAAAAGATAAGCGATTTTGTAAATAAAGTTACTAATTCTATTAATCCGCTTTATCAATTTTACAAAGCAATCACTTTTATTGGCAATCAGTTAAACAAAACAGAAAAAGATTTAGATCCATATAGTCAAAAATTAAATTATGGAACAGCACAAACAATACGAATGGCAGATGCCTCGGACGAATTAAAAAACAAATTGAAAGAAGAAGAAGAAACTTTTGGGGGGGTAACAAAAGAAGTTGAATCATTTGCTGGCGCATTAAAAGACAAACTTTCCGAAGCGGTAGACACAGCCAAAGAAAAATTGGCTGACGCAAAAGCCGAATTTACAGACTTTGCAACAAGCGTTTCCGATGCAGTGATGGGCGCGCTGGATTTCAACAAAGCCTTAGAAGATGGCAAATATGGTTTTGCTGGCTTTTTGGACAGCCTACGAAAGCAAGTCAAAGGCGTTGAAGATTACGGAACCAACCTCCAAACAGCCTTAGCAATGAATTTGTCCGAAGATGCTTTGGGATTTGTTTTAGACGCTGGAAGCGAGGCAGGCGCAAAGATTGCATCCGAACTGGTGAAAGGTGGCCAGGCGGCAATTGACGAAACAAACGCTTTGGTGGAGTCAGCGCAAGCCGCCGCCGACAAAGTTGGATTGAACGCGGCAACGAAATGGTATCAAAGCGGTGTTGATTCAGCGCAAAAGATGGTTGACGGTTTGGTTGCAGAACTTGATTTGATGACACCGAAGTTGATGAAAAAAATGGATGAAATTGCTTCCAAGATGAAACGAAAAGTAAACATTGATGTGGTCATCACCGAACGGGTCAATAAGATTGTTGCAACTGTTAGCGGTGGAATTCCACAGATGGCCGAAGGCGGCATTGTAAACCGTCCAACCCTGGCGTTGATCGGCGAGGCAGGCCCCGAAGCCGTAGTGCCATTATCCAAAATGGGTGGCATGGGTGGCGGCGGTGACATCAACATAAATGTGAACGGTGGTATGGCAACATCAGCCGAAATTGGGCAATCAATCCTTAATGCTTTGCGCGCCTATCAGCGTTCGGCAGGGCCGTTGAATCTGAACATTGCATGAGCGGTTACGCTGTTTTAGATTCGGGCAACTATGACCTGCAAATTGCCACAGGTTTTCTAGTTGACGCTTTCACACTTGATGAACCTGTGCGCGGTGTGCTTGATTCCCCTGATTTTGTTTTGGATGGCACAACAGAATTTGCGTCAGTTCTTGAATCAACAACAAACATCGCAGTAAAACGCGGCCGCCGCGATATTGGTGATCAATTTAGCGCTGGCACAATTACTTTTAATATCACTGATGTGGACGGCATCTTTAACCCATTTGACGAAAACAGCCCTTACTACAACACCGCTGATTCACAACCTGGCTTAGCACCGATGCGCGAAATGAAACTAATTCGTTACGATTCCAGCAACAACCCTGAATTGCTTTTCTCGGGATATGTGGTCAATTACAACTACAATTTTGGCTTAGGGCAACTAGATACAGTTACCGTGTTTGGCGCTGACCAATTTTATTTGCTGGCACAAACCTATTTAGACGAACTAAATGTTTCGGCAGAACTTTCGGGCGCGCGCATCAATACCGTGCTTAGTTTGTCAGAAGTAGATTTCCCATTAGCACAAAGAAACATTGCCACAGGAACAGTAGAACTAGGACATAACGCCGCTTACACGGTTCCAGCTGGAACAAACGCCCTTTCCTACATTGCACAAATAAACACCACCGCAGAATTTGGCAGAGTCTTCATGTCGCGCGAAGGTGACTTTACATTCCAAAACAGAATTGGCAACACCCTTTCGGGCCCAGTGGCAGATTTCCACGACAACGGCACCGCTATCCCATACACGGGATGTGGCATTTCCTTTGAGGCTGACGCAGTAATCAACCGCGCTGTTTTAACAGGCTTAAACGGAACCACAGCCACGGCAGAAGACACGGGTTCAATTGCCCAATATTTCATTCAAACAGCCAGCATTGGAAACAGCCTTCTACACGAACAGGGCTCAATTGACACGGCCGCCGCATACCAACTTTTTCCACAACCCGAACCACGGTTCACATCAGTTGAAACGCCATTCCTAGCATTAACCACAGCACAAAAAGACACTTTGGCAGTAGTGGAAATTGGTGACACAATCGCCGTGGAAAAGACTTTTCCAACAGGCGTGACAACAACAAGCCTGGCGCAAGAACTGGCCGTTGAAGGCATAGAACATTACATTGACTATCAGTCAGGCCACCGCGTAATTTATTTTACAAGCCCAACTACCGTTGTTTATGAATTGATTTTGAACGATGTCATATATGGCACCACAGACGCCGAAAATGTCTTAGGATAGAAACATGGCAACACCATTTCCCT